ATTGATGAGTCTTACTGCTAAACAGGATTCTTTAAAATATTTAGACTATATTCGAGGATGTTATTGTCTAATATGTTTTTCGCCAAACCCTGACCCTGACCACCTTGAAGCAATCGGTATGGGGGGAAATCGCAAGAAACCCACGCTCAAACACTTCTCTTGCATACCACTCTGCCGATTGCATCATACTGAAAGACATTCTTTGGGGACACCTAGATTTGAAGATAAGTATAAAATAAACTTATGGAAAGAAGCTTTTAAGTTATTAAGGAGTTATAATGAGACATAAAATACAAAACGATATAAAAGTATGTGAGATAAAAGAAAAAACCTTTAAGTCTGATATAGAGAAAATATGGGGTTGCCAATTAAAGAAATTAGCTATTATATATGGGTTTGACTATGCAGTTGTAAAGGATTTTGAAATAAAAGGTTTTCTCGAGCTTAAAAATAGAAACTTCCAAACAACAGATTTTAATGATTCAATTATAAATCTTAATAAATGGATGAAAGCTAAAGAGTTAAGAGATGCAACAGGTCTTCCAACTATATTAGCCTGTCGTTATAATGATAAAGATATATTTTGCAAGCTAACTATGGAAACAGATTATAAGTTAAAATGGGGAGCTAGAACTAAAAACACCAGAGACTGGCAAGATATACAGCCAGCAGTTCATATAAACATAGAAGAGTTTAAGGTTTTAAAATGAAATTTACGGGAACAGTTAAAAAAGGTAAATTAGCGTTGCACGATAAAGATGGTTTTAATCGCTTCTTAAATGAGATTGAAGGTGATGTATGGATTGATTTAAAAACCGCTCCTAAGACTCGTTCTCCACAACAAAACGCCTATTACAGAACAATTATAAGACAAATAGGAATCCACTTAGGTTATAATGAAGATGAAATGCACGATGTTATTAAGGCAAAGTTTAAAATTCAATCTACAAAAGACTTAGATGTTGAAGAATTTAGTGAACTTTTAGATAGAATTATAAGGTTCGCAGCGACGCTTGGGTTTATAGTCCAGGACCCACGAAGAACGACTTAAAGTAGTTCTTTAAGCCGATTACCAAACTTCTTTAACTGTAAACTCAAGATTCCAAGTTCTGTAAGCTACTTGCGTATATGATATAGACTTTGCATCAATTTTGCAAATAGCAAATTCTTTATTATCCGCATTAGAGTCAGGATTGAATAAAAAGGGAAGAGACCCGTTAAAAGTTAATCCCATAAAACTAGCCATAGACGCATCAAACTCATATGAGCCATTATCGTCAGCATAATAAGTAAAAAACTTATTTTCATTAGTTGCAGAACTAAATATATCTGTATCAGATAAATAACTTAGCTTAATCTTCCAAGCTCTTCTTGGTGAAGATGCTCCGATATTATAATCATTACCTTGTTGCTTTTCTAACGTCCAAGGAGGTAGGTTCCCCCAATTTGGACTGCCAAGATAGTTTATATTAGATAAGGACGAGCCACCAACAGTTGTTTGCTCTTCTATTCCTTCATAGCTAGTAATTAACTTAACATCTAAATCTACTGAGTGCTCAGGTTCAAACCATCTTCCCCAGCTTACAGCGCCTATATTAATTGAAGCATCAGGATTATTAGCAACTGCATCATCTCCATTATAATCAAAATTTACTCTAAAAAAAGAACTTGCAAACTCATCATCTTCATTTGCAAAAGATTTAAAATGCCCTATAGAATAACCATTATATGGCACAGGATAACCACTACTGTCGCCACTACCCATACCAATCATATTAACACCATCAACCCAACCTGTATTATTAGAAGATGCTGTTGTTCCATCTTCTTTTTGACCTAAATACTTACATCTAATACCTGCTAATAAATCTCCTGCTAAATTATGCCCTAAAGCTGAAATATAAAAACCTGATTTGCTTTCATCAGCAACCTCAACTCTTTTTTTAAGTAGTGCAGTTAATTCTTTATTAGGAGCAGGTAAAACACTATCCCATTCTCTGTATGTTGTAGGCAAGTTTGTGTTTATATAAAATTCAAAAACCAAAGCATCATAAGGTCCTAATACATCAGGACCAATAGTGGTTGGTTGTACTGGGTTTAAGTTCCAAACATTTTTTGCTAAGTTCTGATTTTCTTCATAATCAAAATCAGACTCTGTATTTACAAGTGCTGCTCCTCTATAATATCCTTTTGCTTTAAGGTATTGGTCTAATGGTGCATAAAATCTTGGCTTACCTACAGTTCTTTTTTCCATTCATATCTCCTAAATTCTAGTCTTTCTAACTTTTCTATAAACAAAATCTTTTTTTTCTACTTCCTCATATTTCCTCGCATCAGCCCCCCAGTTGCCCTGAGCTTTTACCCATTCGTTTGTATCTGTATCTTTTATAGAGGCAAAGTGGACAGACAAGTCCCATCCAACACATTTAACCTTTTTTATTTTTAGACTGCCAACATATTTGAATAAAAGGTTACCTAGCTCTGACTGAGCTAAGCTAAATATTATTAACTTATTAGAGTTATGAAAAACACTCCAACCTTCTCCCATAGAATTTACACCTTTAAATGCTCCTGTGTAGTCTATTTCAAAAGCAGCTATTTCTCCATTTGTATCTATTTCAACATTTCCGTCTCCGTAAGTTATAACCGTCCTTGATGCTGTTGGTTTCGAGTTTCTGTCTATTTTATCTAAATATTTGTTTTTCATAATTAATCTCCTAATATGCTACTAACCATTAAAACAATATCTAAAACATCAACAGAGCCATCTTGATTTATATCGGCAGCTAATTCATCAATCTGAGCAAAACCTAAAATATATTGGACAACTTGAACAATATCTAGCACATCAACAAAGCCATCGTAATTCACATCCCCAGTCCCAATGATGTTTGCAAAATAGTTTATTTCAGAGTAAACGCTTTGAGCCACATTGTTTTTCCAGTTTAAATTATCTTGAGACATATGGTGAAGTTGAGTAAGTTTTACAGACACACTATCTATTGATTTTGTTATATCTGTTACTATAAACAAAGGCAATATGTACTGACCGCATCTTACAGGGATATTTTCAAAATCATCTAGAACATACTTTTCGCCATAAATTGTTTTTCCTAATATCATTTCATTAAAATCACATACATCTCCAACTTCTAAATTATAATATTTAAGAGGTAGCCTTAAGGATATTTCATTATGCTGATTACATCTCCAAGAGAGAAGGTGGTCAGCTAAAAGCTTAGCGGTGCCTTCTTCTCTAATATATTTATTTTCAATTCTAAGAGTTGTGTCGTTATGTTTTAAAATATTCAACTCTTTATCAAAATCAAAACCATAATAGTTCGTTGTATTAGAAAAACTTAAGCTTTCGTCTCTTATGCTTTTTAAATCTCCTGTAATTCCATAAGTTGATAAGATTATTACACTTTCATCAGATATAGATGTTTTGGCAGGCGAATTGTTAACGCTAACAGCTTTTACATTTTTATATAAATTGCTACCATAATCATAATTATAGTGAAGCTCAACTCTTGTATATACTTTATTAATATCAGACCTAGACACAGTATAGCTTAAAACATCTTGTGAATTTATAGTGTAAACATCTTCACCATAAGCATCTTCATAATACTCTTTTCCGCCTCTATATGTGTCTTTTATGTGAGCAAACGATAGCTTTCCCCCGCCAAAAGTTGGAACACATTTTGAAGATAGAGATATTTCTTGAAGAAGTCTTTTTCCACCAATAGGAGTATCTAAAGAAAACCCTAGTTTAAAGTCTTTTTGATTTTGCCTAGCATCATCTATTTTATCTGCGTTAACGTCTCGATTATATGAAAACTCTTGCTCAATAAGGTGAAACATAATATCTGAAGGATTTTCTATTAATCTTCTGTCTCCACTAGGGATATATTCATCAAACCCAATCTCTGGCAACTCTTCTGATGAAAAAACAGTTACAATAGGTTGAGGTAAGTCAATTCTATATAAATATGGCCCCGTGTTTTCAAGGTGCTGCTGCCAATTAGGTGGGGAAGATTCTACTTGATGAAATGAAGCAAATACTGTAAAGTCGTCATTGGGCCCCGTTAGCTCAGAGCTTGATGTATATGTAAAGTTAAATTTAACAACCTCCCCAGGAACGACGTTTTGCACACTCACCACATTATCCAAAACAATAGGCCATACAGTCTGCCCTGTAACAGCTACTTCACCCACTACGGTTAAGGTGCCATAATTCGCCGCATCATCTACCTGATTCCAATCTTCAGAAATAAAACCTCCATTTGCAAGCTCTTCTAAAGAGGTATTCCCCTCTGATTCAATAGTTTGTATAAAATCATTATCCAGAAACAAAAAAATTACATTGCCTTGAAAATCATTTGTTGAAAATGTTATTTCCCCACTAACAGATTGTAGTGGCTCACAAACATAGCTTTCCATACTCATAGCCCCACTAAAGCTAAAATCAGGGGATGTTAAGTGGTCAACATTTAAACTAACTAAAGGGGTTAGGGCAAGGCTAAACGTTTCTTCTACAACAGATGTATCAAATAGTCCTCCAACCAGACTTCCAACCCCTGTTTGCTGAGTTTGATTTCCTGTCTGAAGAACAGGCAATAATTGAAAACCTATAGTAATTTTATTAATATCTAAATAAGGGACAAAAGCTGTTCCGTTTTCAAATGCAGGGTAAGGAGAGTTTCCATACCCAGACCCGCCTGTCATAGCTAGAACACCATCAGTTTCCACCCCTCCCGTATGTGCTTCATAAGATATAAACTCATTCAACGTCTTAATCGCAGAAGAATCAAAGCTAACTCCTTCAGAAGTAAATACTCCTGAAAGATAGCTCCCCTTTATAGTTATAAGCATAGATTCGAGAGTTCCATCTGCCGCCCTTTCTAAAGATGAAATATCTGATTGATTTAGCGGAAAGCTTCTTCCAGAATAAAAGTTTTCATCAACATAGGCTCCTTGGCTGCCCGATTCCGTAAAAGGGGAAAGTAATGTAAACATATATGGAATCTGATAGGCCGCAGGATTCTCAACCAGAAAAGTATCAGTAGCGGTTACGCCAAAAGCATTTAAAGAATATTGGTCAAATGGTTTCATTTCATTGGCGTCTGAGAGCAGAGTAAAATCGTCAAATCCGTCAGATGTATTGCAATTACTGTTTCCAGTTCCTAAAGTAAAAGCAAGGTTTGTTAAAGCAAGTGTGTAAACTCCATTTTCTAAAGGCTCATTTCCTGAAACCATTTGCTCATAAACATCTCTTTCATCTGAGCTAATATCACTTGGGACTATATACTTTACAAAAATATCTCCACCTAGAGGGATAGAATTGGTAGGGCTTCCTGTAGAATCAACAAACTCTAAATTTCTAAAAAGAAACATTAATAACCTCCCTTAGTTATTCTAGTTTTAATCGGAGCTTTTGTAGCTCTTTGTCTGGAAGGTCTCCCAGAAGAAGCTCTTGCTTCAGGTCTATAAATTTCTTTCTCTTGGCCAAAAGAGCTTTCTACCCTTTCAGATGAAAGTATTGTTGTAGAAGATGTATATCTATAGTCGGCATTATCTACTCTACCCTCTATTGTTGCAAAAATTTTATATGAAGAAAAATCATTTAAAATAGCCCGTCTCTCATACTTCATATCTTGAAACCTCATCCACCTAGCAATCCCATCTTGAATCTGCAAAGTCCCGCTTGAATCTCTTTGGGTAAACACAATGTTTTTATCATAAAAAATATCTTCCCTGCTTGGAGAGTGCTGAAAAGCAAAATCTATATTGCTTTCATATATAAGAGTTAAGTCTGTGATTGGAGGGGTAAGACCTGCATCAGAAGCACTTAATTGTATGTTATCGTTTGGGTTGGTCGAATTTTGCCAATGCAGACGAACTAATGGGTTTTGCCCCGCAGAGCCTGGGCTATGTTGCCCATAAACAGTTGCAGCTCCAATCCTTAAAATAACAAACAATGGTTTATAAACTTTTTCTTTAGCAATATACTCATCGCTATTAAAACACAAAACACTTTGACCATATATACTCTCATATTCATCTGATTGGGAGTCAACTTTGCCATAACACCAGTAAAAAGGGTAGGCCGCAATCTCATCATCAAGAGGAAAGTCTGGTCTTATATAGACACCATTTTCGTCTACCAAGTATTTCTTTTCATCTCCTTCGGAGCTTGAGTATGAATTTACGTCTGCTGTATCTATATTTACATCTGTTGATGTAGAATTGCTTTCCTTATACTCCCCTTTTGTAAAATAACATTCGGCTTCGTGTGTTGTTTGAACCTTGTTTATTTGTAAAGAATTTAAAGTGTAGCCTAGTGACGATATTGTAGCATCGTCCTGTATATCTATTTCAGCAAAATCTTTTATAAGCATTATTTTTGTATTCTCATCTATTGTATACTGCTCCCCATCTATAGGGATAACTGTATTATTAGATGTGTCTAATGGAAAGTCAAAAGAAGATTCCTCGTCAATAAAAGCATAATTATTGTTATAGTATATCATAGGTGACCGCAAATCTTTAATATAATGGTAATCAGATTTAAGCTCCAAGTGCTGTATACTGTTGTATATATCAGACGCATCCCTAATTAAAGGGCATTTTTCTATGAATCCATAAGATATTGGTATAACTTGATTCCTATCAGCTTCGGGGATAATTTCATCAGATGTTAATTTATTTGGAGTTTCAGTAGAAAGCTTATGCTCCGAAAAATCTTCAATGTCTAGCCTTAAAATGTCTTTATTTTCTTTAATTTCTTTTATATACCCAGAATACACCTTTAAACAATCTGATAGGTTTTGAGCTGATTGAGATTTGTAATAAATATCTATTTCCTTGTTAATAATCTCACTTTTAAATAACACATCTACAAGCCTTTTGTTATTGTATTCATAATTAAATAAATCTACATACATAGAAGATACTCTAAAGCTCTTATTAAAAAGATTTATAGAATCTTTAATTTTCCCC